ACTACTACGGTTAACACTGAGACTATCAACCTAGCTGATAACATTATTCTTCTTAACAGCAATGAGGCAGGTACACCTAGCCAGAACTCAGGTATTGAAGTTGAACGTGGTACATCAACTAACAAGACACTTGTATGGGATGAATCTGCAGATAAGTGGACTATTGGTAGTGAGACATTTGTAGCTGCTACTGTAGAGGCTAACCTTACAGGTAATGTTACAGGAAACTCAGCAGGTACACACACAGGTGCAGTTGTAGGAAATGCATCTACAGCTACAACATTAGCTACCGCACGTACCATTAGCTTAGCTGGTGATGTATCTGGTAGTGCATCCTTTAATGGATCTGCTGATGTAAGTATCACAGCTACTATAGCAGATGATAGCCATGCTCATATTATATCTAACGTAGATGGGCTACAGGCAGCACTAGATGCTAAGGCTGATGATGCAACAACTGTGTCGGCGGGTGGTGGTTTAACTGGTGGCGGTGCTATTGGCGGTAATATTACTATTAGCCACGCAGATACATCAAGCCAAGCCAGCGTGGATAATAGCGGCACGACATTTATCCAAGACATTACACTTGATACCTACGGCCACATCACTGCGATTGGGTCGGCAACTGTAAGTGTTCCGCTTGGGTTAGGTGAAAGTCAATCGTATGCGGCTGGCGGCAGGAGTATTAATACTTGGTATCAAAATACCACTGGTAAGCCTATATTTGTTTTCTCACGGACTGGGCCAAGCGGAGGTAATACTGTTCTTGTTGGGCCTTCCACTGGCAGTTATACTTCATGGCAAAATGTGGATGGCGACAGCGGCACTTGGGACTATGGTTCATTTATTGTTCCAAATAGCTATTATTATTATGTGGGCAGTAATTCATTATTAGAATGGGTGGAGTTACGTTAATGGCAAAATTCTTTATAAACGCTAACGGCGATTACTTTGAGGCACTTACAGATATTGAAGCAGATATTGGAACCACTGAAGTAACGCAACGTCCATCTCACTTGCACACCTATTCAAACGGAGCTTGGGTTGCACCATCTGATGCGGTGTATAATGAATGGAAGTCTATAGAGGTTCGTGCAGAGCGTGACTTCCTACTTGCATCTAAGGTAGATAGGTCTGTATCTAACCCTCTGCGCTGGGCCTCTATGTCTGCAGAAACACAGGCGGCTTGGGCTACGTATCGTCAGGCTCTGTTAGATATACCACAACAAGCTGGCTTCCCACGTACTGTATCTTGGCCTGTCGCACCTTCAGCATAAGGCTATATAATATGTCACCAGTAACCTTGACACACGATGAATTAGAAGCTATGCTAGACCGTGCAGCTAAACGTGGTGCTACTCAAGCATTGGCAGCCATAGGGTTACATGATGAGCATGCAGCAATAGATGTACGTGAGATGCGTAGCCTACTTGAAGCATGGCGTGATACACGTAAGTCCATTTGGAATACAACAATTAAGCTCCTTACTGTAGCAGTCCTGACATTTATATCGGGTGCAGTATGGATGACAATCAATAAAGGTTAATAAGCATGGCTAAGAAGTTCTCAGGTTTTACAGATGATCAGGCCTTGATCCTATTAAACAAGGTTGGGTTTCCTGGTCAGTCCATGCAAGCTGATGAGGTGTCAGCCTTTCTTGCAGCTAACCCTAATGCACAAGCTAAGTTAGGACAGTATGCTCAGGCTGCACAGAAGCGGTTAGACATGTTGACTACACCTACTACAGGTTATGCCTTTGGTGGTCTAGCAGGTTCCATTGTTAATAGTGGAGCTCTGCCTACAGGTGGTGTAGCTAAAGACCCTAATGTTCCTGTTTCTGCTGTACTACCAAAAGATGGTGGACCTCTAGTGCCTATGCCTGGTGGTGGTATTGATCTAGGGTTTAATGCTGAGACTCCTAGCTCCCTAATCCCAACAGGACAACTGCCCGACCCAAGTGACCCTAATAGTAGAGCAGCACAGAAACCAATTACACCTGAGATACAAACTGCTAGACAGGGTGTATCAGATAATCAAGCTATACTAGCTAAGTTACAACAAGACTATGCAGCTATTGACCCTACTAATACTGCAGCACAGGCTACAGCTAAGGCTGCTATTGATGCACAATCAGCTAAGGTAGCCCAAGCTCAATACGGATTAAGCACAGCACAGTCTAACTATCAAACACTTAACATGCCCACCACAGGTGAGATTACTACACAAGCTGTTACTGATCCTACACAGTTAGCCACTAAAGCTGATGTATCTAATATCGTATCTGCTGCAGATCAGAAGATTGACCCTACTACAGGGCAACTTAGTAGTACTACACCTACTGCTGCTGTTACTACCGCTGCTACTGCTGCACCTGTAGCTGCTCCTACTGTAACACCTGCTGCTACTATTACCCCTACTGCTGCCTCTGCTGAGGTACAAGGCACCCTAGATAAACTCCAAGCTGCAACAGGCTTGATAGGCCCAGATGCTTTAGTACAAGCTGCTACTATGACACCAGATCAACTTGCAGCGCTAGGCTTAAGTGTTGAACAGATTGATCAAGCCCGTACAGTTATAGCACCACCTGCACGTACTGCACAAGCTGGTGAGATGATCTCTGGCTCTGCTGTTGATATGGCTGCAGTAGATAAAGCTGTTAACTTTGAGGCTGCTACTGGTGCACCATCTAGTGCAGGTACAGTGCAAGGCCAACTGACTAGCTTGATGCAAGACTTTGAGGGTGACAAGACACCTGCTTGGGCTGCTGGTGCTATGAGGGCTGCTACTGCTGCTCTAGCTTCACGTGGCTTAGGTGCATCCTCTATGGCTGGTCAGGCTATCATACAATCTACAATGGAATCAGCACTACCTATTGCTATGCAAGATGCTCAGACTAACGCTGGGTTTGAAATGCAGAACCTTAGTAACCGTCAGGCTACTGCCATGTTTGGTGCACAGCAACGTGCTCAATTCTTAGGCATGGACTTTGATCAGAAGTTCCAAGCACGTGTAGCTAATGCATCCCGTGTAGCTGACATAGCTAACATGAACTTTAGTGCTGAGCAACAGATTGCACTAGAGAATGCACGTATGGCTCAGACTGTTGATCTAACTAATCTTACAGCTAAGAATGGTAAGATCATGGCTGATGCAGCTACCTTGTCACAGATGGATATGACTAACCTTAATAACCGTCAACAAGCTGCAGTACAGAATGCTCAATCTTTCTTACAGATGGACATGGCTAACCTAGATAAAGAACAACAAACATCTGTATTTAAAGCTCAGTCAATGGTTAACACATTGTTATCTGACACGGCTGCTACCAATGCAGCTAAGCAATTCAATGCAACATCTGAGAATCAAACTAATCAATTCTTCTCTAGCCTTTCATCTACTGTAGCTCAGTTTAATGTAGACCAAGCTAATGCTATGGAGCGATACAATGCTGGTGAGGCTAATACTATTGCTCAGTTTAACTCACAGCTTGATAATCAACGTGAACAGTTTAACTCTACCAACTCATTAGTTATTGAACAAGCTAATACACAGTGGGCACAGACTATTACTACCACAAATAATGCAGCAATCAATGCAGCTAACCGTGATGAAGCTATTGCAGCTAATGGTCTTACAGCTACAGCTTATAATAACCTGTTGCAACAAGAGCGAGACATTATGAGCTATGTATTCCAGACTGCTAACAATAATGCAGATCGTGCTACACAACTTGCGGTGGCTAACATCAGTGCTGATGCATCCATTACTGCGGCTGAAATGTCTTCTTCTGGAGCTCGTTCCTCTGGTCTTGCTGGTGCTGCTGGCACCGTTCTTGCTGCTATGTTCAGACGCTAAATATATAGGTAATACAAATATGGCACTAGTAGATCCAAATAGAATAAAAGCTTCAATAGCGGAGGATAAAGTAGTCAACCGCCCAGGTGGTATTATGCAACCTAAGTTTAGCTTGGGTAAGGTTGTTGAGAAGCCATCTGTATTTAACTTTGATTACTGGCGTGAAGAGAAGGCCCCACTCCTTGCTGCATGGATGAAGATGGACCCTAAGGAAAAGGCATATAGCCCAGACCCAAGTTTAACTTTTGGTAACTTAGCACCCTTCAAACCTATGGAAGATCTATTTCCCCGTACTAGTGTAGGCTTTCCGAAAGATGAACCTAAAGCTATAACAACCTTTGCCCCTGAGGGTGAAGGTCTTTCAGGTAGACTTGATGGTCAACTAGGATATTCTAAGGAAACCGCAAGGCAAGGTGATGGACCTGCTAATGCTGTAGCTGCTGCTCTGGGTAGGAATGTAGCTGCCTCTGATGCTGCACCTGTAGTTGCAGAACGTAGTGGGCTTATGGCTAAGCAAAATCAGGCTTTACGTGATTATACAAGATCACGTATTGAAGGCTCTATGACAGCACCTGAATCTGCTAGTATGTATGATGCAGCTAAGTGGTCTAATCTGTATGATAAAGATGATAACTTCTCAAACTCTAGGGCGTTAAAGGCTCTTAAATCTTCCATACCTAATGATACACAACGTGCCTTACTTGAAGGTGTATTCAAAGTTGAAGTAGGAAATAATGGCCCGAAGAGTGAACTAGGTTATGGTAATTTAACAGGAGCACAAGCTGCCTCAGACCCAAGAACAAGGGGTACTGATGCTAATAGTGCGGGAGTACTACCACCAGAAACTATAGCTAGAAGGGCTGCATTTAGAGCACTTGATAATAATCCTGCATTTACAAATGGATCTTCTACAACAAGATCTGCTATGATATTTGATATATTCTACAATGATGCTAACAGAACAGACGCTTATAAATTAGGTAACACACAAGATGGTGATGGTAGCCTCTTTCAAGGGCGTGGCTTTACACAGATCACAGGTAGAGATAACTATACAGCAGTACAAAACAAATTAGCTGAACAAGGTATTGACGTAGACTTGCTTACCAATCCTGAATTGGTTAATGATAGACGGTATGCACTACCTGCTGCTTTAGCTTTCTGGGATCATATAGGTCTTAATGCTGATACGGCATCTAGCTTCTCTGCTAAGAAGTTAAATAATAAAGTTAACTCTGGAGAAGGGGCAGCTAAAGCTAAAGAACGCTGGGGTTATGTGGTATCTAGCCTACGTTCTGCAGGTAATGCAGATGAAGCAGATGCTATGGAATTAAGAAATGAATATGCTGCACAAGAAAAAGTAGGTCTATCAGGAGACAGTGTTGATGGGTCTATTGGTAATACATCAAAGACTGCTATGAATACATGGCTAACAAGTAGAGGTGTAAATGTACCCGATGGTATAGACACTATGGATCTAGTAATCCTTGTTAACTCAACCCCTGTGGAAGCAGATTAACACATGGGCTTCCCTCTTGAACTCATAACGATGCTTGGCTCCACCCTACTAGGTGGTGTCATGTCATTCATGGGTCAGGCGATGAAGAACAAAGCTGAGCAACAGAAGATGCTCATGGAA